ATCTCTGAGTTTCGTCCTCAATTAATTGCGTTGCTATCTGCCTGGCTTTACTTTCAGCTATAATCATTTCAGTTTGAGCAAAACCGGCTTTTGTGCTTTCGCTTATTTGGCTAACATAGTCGATTTGTGCTTTTACCTGTTTTTCAATAGCCCGTGTTTTCTTTTCATCTTCTTGTATCCCTTCATCAATAATACCTTTTTCAAGTCTGCCAAGTGTTATTTTTACCCTTGCAGTTTTTTGTACTGATTCAGACTGAATGTTATTAAGTTCTACCCACTTTGAAGCCATTGCGTCAAGCTCATCGCCTGTCGTTTTACCCATTGCTTTCATCACTCCTGCAAGTCGTTTAATTTCAGGGCTGGCCTTGCTTATCTGATCAATTAACGGGGCTTTTTGTTGTGAAATAAAAGTAGCACTACCAGCGGTTACATTTTGTTTATTTAAAAAAGCTAATTGTTCAAGTGATTTATTATATTTGTTTGCTAAATCTAAATTCTTTCTATTTGAATTATAAGTAGATACAGCCGCTTTAATATCTTCATCCTTTAGTTTAGTTATTGTTCTTATGTGCAATAATTCAGCATCAAACGCCTTTTGCCCAACTGCGAGTGATGATTCAGTCATTTGCATTTCAATATCTAAAGCCTTTTTACCTGCTGCTATTCTTTGCTCTTTGCTTTTAGATACATCCCGCTCAATTACTTTTTGTTTTTGAAATTCGATATTTAATTCTGAGTTTGTAATACCGAGCGCACGGGTAGACTTTTTGACATCTGAAATCATTTCAACATATTTAGCCCCAGCGTCAATAGCATCGGCCATATTTGATAAAAGGTTTGAAAAGTCACTTGTTGCAATAGACTTTTTAAACTCATCCCAAGCCCAAGTTAATCCAGTCGTAATCTTTTTAAACTCTTTTGCTGCTGATCCTGTAGATTCAATTACCGACTTTGTAAAAGAAATAACACCAGCCGCCGAAGCTAAACCGGCTGCAACTATACCAATTACAGCACTAACCCCGGCAATACCTTCACGTAATTTACCCCAAACTAAGCCATATTTACCAACATCATCGGCCTGTTTTGCCCGTTCCGAAGAGTTGTCCCGTATAAATTTGCTGTTCTTGTCAATAATAGCATTCAGCCGCTTTATTTCTTCGGCCTCTTTTTTGATGTTAGGGTTTAATTTATCAACCTCTTTGTTTAACGCTTTTATTTGTTCCCTTGCATCGGCACGGGTTTTTACTTCTTTTTTTAGTGCGTCTTGCAGTGATTTTTCTGCTGCAATCTCTTTATTAATTGCCGCCGTTCTTGCTTCGCCCTCTTTCGTTAATCGCCTTAGATTTTCAGCCTCTTTTTTTAGTGCCTTTTCAGCCTCAGTAACAGCCTTATTCGTCTTTCGCTGTTCGTCTGTCATTTTTTGCTGAGCTGCAATTAAATCTTTAAACGACAAACCCGAAGCTTGTAATTCTTTAGAATATTTTACAAGTGCTTTTAATGAGGTTTGCATTTCCTTATCAAAAGCCTGAATAGCAACATTGGCTTGTTCAATGTTTTTTATCGCCTCTTTGGATACTATTTCACTTATCTCTGCCATCGCTTATCCTTTGTATTTTTCTAACATCGCTTCCTGTTGCCTGTTTACTTCAATAGCCTGCCTGTTTAATTCTGCCAGCTCTACAAGTGTCATTTTAGTATAATCCGGGTTTGTCTTTAACACCTGGCAGCACGTAAAAAACAAAGTCATAATTTTAATTCCTTTTGGCTTTGTTTCCTGCTGCGGATACATTTCATTATATTTAAAAATCATCCTTTCGAGTTCATCCTTAAAAGCTATAATATCATTCAAAGTATTTATTTCAATGCCTGCAATTTCTTTAATCTGTTCGAGGTATCCGGCCAATGCTAAATCGGTTTGATCCTGTTTAATACCCGCCTGTATTTTTAATACGTCAATTTCTGACTTGTTAACCAGGTGCATATTTATAGCCTGCGCAAGTCTTTGCAGAATGACAATTTTGTTTGCATACACTACCCTATCAATTTCTTCATACAACGCCGTTGTTTTTTCTTCGCTGAAAAGTGAGTTAAATTCAGTAGTAAACTGTTCAATCTGCTTTTCAAAAAAACGCACAGGCAAAAATGCAGCATACCGGAATAGCAATTTTAAATCCCGCTTTGATTCAAAGATTGAATATTGCCGTACGGTCATTGTGTTGCAGGTATGTATTACTTTGAATAGCATGCTTTTTTGTATTGCTTTATTAACTCCGTTGTTGTGATTTGTTTTGCGCTGGACTGTTTTGTTTTGGGTATCCCGAAAATATCCGCTCCGTATTGTCCTATTAATTTCGGGGCATAAGGTACTGTTGAGTTTATTGTAAATGTCTTTTCGTTTGCTTCAATTGTCATTCCTTTAAACATAGCACCAGAAAAGTATAAATCCGGGATTGTAAAGCCTTTCAATGCTGCGTATTCTTTGCTTCGGTATTTCGGGCTGATATAATTCCCGGCACTTGTTTTGTGTTCTTTCTTTAATTGCGCCCGGTTAAGGTTTAACAGGTTTTGATTACCGTCAATAATCCCGACCATTCGCCCGTTAATCTGTTTGGTGAACGCATCATGTTTTAAAGCAAAGTCGTGTAGTTTTCCCATTTTACCGCATATTTAAAAGGGGTTCGGCAATGTCAGACCTCCCCCCTTTTCTCATTCACCTAACCAACTCAATCTTTAAAAACTACGCATCAGCCCCGTATATCCTGATAGGCTGAGTGATGAAAGTTGCATATGTGGAAACTGTTTTGTTTAACTGCAAAACCATGTAGTCACTTGATGTGATAGCGGCGGCGGTATCCGTCAATGTCAATTCATAAACACCGGCAGCACCAACACCGAGTACAGCGGTAGGTACAGCGATCCCGGCACTGTCAAGTATCACAACGGTATCAAGTCCTGAATAAGCAGCCTTTGATCCACGCTGCATAACTTTAACGCTGCATTTCTTTGTTGAATTAACGTAAGGCGAAACGAGGACAACTTCAAGTCCGGCGGGTACCAGGTCGCGGATTTCAGAACCTGAATAGCTCATCTGGTAATCGGTCATTTGTTCAAACTCGCCGTTATCCTGAAAGAATATATCTATCGGATATGTTTCAGCTCCTTTAGTACCATCGGGGAAGCCCTGAGCTGCGTATATCTGTGCCCTGAATCCTTTAAAGTTTCCGTTCGATAGTTTCGTCATAAATCTCTTTTTATCGTTTGTGATAAGAGATATATCGACGAGAGTGTTATTCAACATACCGATATTCTGGAAGTCTGCAAAAGCACCTTTCAAAAATACCTTCATTGATGGGGTTGTGTTCTGAAATACACCTTTTACTCCGGTTGGAGAAGTTTCAACGGAAGGTTCATCAGTTGTAACCGTTGCCGATTCAAGCGGCAAATAAATTCCCTTTATCCCACTTGCCAGTGAAAGAACGGTTTTTGTTTTTGCGATTGTTGCAAGTTCGGCTTCGGTGTAGGTTGTTCCCCTTTCTTCGATGAGTATGCCGATTATTGGCTGCATACGTCCGGCGCAATCGCCAAGCCCGGAAGATATGAAAGTGCCGCATGAATTAAATTGGCTCATTTTTTCTTAGTTTTTATTGTTTGTAAAATTGTTTTTGTTTCGGGCATTTTGGTGGGGGTGTAAATCAATTCCACATCCGCTTTCACTGATTCGTATGATATTGCAGGGATAACCTCAAACCGCAAAGATTTGTTTTTGATTAGTACCCAGTGCTGGCGATCAACGGACAAAAGGCTGTCAATCGTTTGTATTAGTTTCCTTTTTTCAGCGCAATTATAACACATTAGCAGGTCGGATATAGTTTGATTTTTAAACCTTTTACTTCGATTGCATCGGCATAGTCATTGGCTACATTTGCCCCGGTTTGTGAACTTCCCCAGTAATAATGTTTTGTAAATTCATGGGTGTCTGCCTGGCTGATATACAATTCGCTTGACTTTTTTAAATTAGCCATAAATGAATTGTACAAAGGGACAAGCACCGGCGTAAAAACATATTGATCACGGTCTTTAGCTTTCCATTCCGGTTTGGTATCGGTAACAAAAACGAGATTAACTTCGCATTCTGATTCAAATTCGTTTCTGCTTTCCGTTACCGGCATGAATAAAAATATAGCCGGGTACTTTTTCAACTTCCAAATGTCGTTTCGGTCTTTCTCCATTAATGTATTGACAATCTCAACATCATGCCCGTACTCAAAGTAGGGGGCATCGGAACCTGAAGCCCGGCACGCTTTCACCACATTTTCAATTACCGTTGCTATGTTTGGGAAGGTCATATACCGAACTGATTTGTAAAACCGTAAAGTTTAGGATACATATCTGCATAGTCAGATTCAAACGATTGCAGAAACAAAAGGCACGAACACGAAAGCCCCATAAATGGTTGCATCATATATCCGTAAAGCCTTACAAACTTATTCCATGAATCTGCATATTTTGCAACACCGTCAACAACTATACTATTTTCGTTCTTTGCCTGTACTACTCCGGTTTGTGTGATTTGCGTTTGGTGTGTTTTCACATACTGACAGTAAACATAGTATGCAATTAATGATTCCTTTTCAGTATTGATTAAACCGTTCCACTTCACAGAATAACCACTATACGAAAACACATGCCCGTTTATTAAACGATCCCACTTTGCAGGCAATGCTACCGGATTAGTTTCTTTAATTGATTCAACATATGCAGCAACCATCTCAGTATAATTCGTATATCCGAGCAAATTAACAAGCACTTCCTTTTCATACTTATCAATGTACTGTTGTAAATCCGAATATGTCCCTACGGGCAGAGATATGTCGTTTCTGAAATATGTTGAATCAATCAAAGACATTTCTACTATTTTTTAAGGTAAATAAACGCACGGGTAATTTTAACAGAAGTAGCGGCTTTGAAGTGCTGAATGGCTACACGGTAGTAAGGCGCATTAAAATAAAACTGCGGAGACCATAACCAGGAAGCGGCTGTAGTTCCCATCCTTGCCTTGTATTCGTAAGTCGTACCGGCTGCATAAACTGTACCAACGTTTAACAACGGAGTTCCAAATGTAGACTTCACCTGATACCAGGTTGATCCGTTCATGCTGGCTTCAATCCAAACGTGAGTACTGTCAGAACTGGATATTGAAGGGGTAATTGCTACCTCAACACATCCATTCCATCGGCCTGTAATTGGATTTGCAAGAGTACAGTATTTAGTTGCAGCACCTACAATACTATCGTTTGTTGCAGGGGTAAACGTGTATCGCTGTGCCTGAGCAAAAGCAAAGGCGAAAATCAACGATATAAAGATTATAAACTTTTTCATTTTTTTGTTTGTTTTGGTTATTGTTTTAATTCTGCTGATCCTTTTTTTATCAGGGTTTCGGCAAGTTGCCAGCTAACAACATATTCGCCTTTTAGCCCTCCGCCTGTACCTATAATGGTAACTTTGCCACTTTTATGTAAGACTACCGGGTCAGCCTTTACAACTTCCCCGGCAGTTATTTCTTTTGACTTAGCCACTGGTTACACTTTTTGAAGTGCCTCTTTAATTGTGGCAATATCCAGATATACCCATGAAGGTTTGCTCTGTGTTGGAGTTTTCAAAACACTGAAAATTTCACCCACTACTGTTGATTCGTTTTCAATGAACTGATCCCCGTGCGTACCCTTACGGATAATGAAATTACCGTGCTGCTCTTGAATTGTGGAACGTGTACCGATAAGTATTTTACCGGCAGCAACTTTGTTGGTAATAAACGGGGTAAGCCCGGCGAAGTTATCACCCACACCAAGCGGAGAAATTTTATAGTTACCGTTGCTGTCCTGAGTGGTACGGGCAACCCAAACATCTGCGGGATTCATTGCGATAACATCAGGTTCATATTCGTTGTTTTGGATCCAGGCGATACCGGCAGCAATAACGGCGAAAATGTCAGGCGATAATACAGTGCCATCCAGCGCGGTTGAAGTATAAGCCGAAGCATAAGCAACAACGGCGGCAAGTACTCCGTTATTCCAAGCCCGAAGTACATCCTGCTCAAACATATTCACAATGTCGATAACGAGCTGTTCGAAGTCGATTTCAACTTCTTCCGTCATTTCAACACGCCCGGCATATTTTACACGGTTTGCATACGCCCAGGTAAACTTCTTATCTACGAGCGGCTTAGCTGCACCTTCATTTGTTGCGGCTGGTACACCGTCACCGGCTGTGATCTGTTCTTTCCATCTCCATGTCTGAGGTACTTTCGATACCAACCGGCTGGAAATTGCATCGAGTATGAAGTTTTTAGGATACTGAATAACGACAACGTCCATGTCATCAAACAGATTAGGATTGTTGACGGCCTGGGCCCCTGTTAAAATTGTTCCGGTAGTCATAAGGGCCGAAGCTGCACGGCTGGCCTTAAATTCAATCGACCACGGATTACCGCCCATCCTTGCGCGCTGTATGTCTTCGCGTTTTTCTTCCAGCTTTTTTCGCAGGTTATATTTGTCTGCGTTGCTGAACGACCTGGTAGCTTTTTTCTCAACGTTATCAATTACCGTGGCAAGATTGCGTACAACTGTTGCGAGGTCTTCACCTTCGTCAACGCTTCCCAACTTTGCGGTAATTGCGTTAAGTTGTTTGTTCCGTTCTACCGATTCCTCAGTGAGTGCTTTTTCAATTGCTTCACCGATAGAGCCGAAGAAGTTTTCTTCCGATTCCGTCAAAGTTTCTTTTGCCTTTGAGCGGACGATTTTAATAAAATCATCTTTCTTCATTGCGCTTAAAATTTAGTGTTAATTGTTTTGATTATTGATTTGTCCGCTTTTGGCGTTTGTAATTGCTTTTGTATAGCCCTTTTAACTTCAATCTGGGCGCCTATGTCATTAGGTACTGGAGCAAAGGATAAACTTTCAGGAACCCAGTAAGTAGCTTTATATGTTGGTATTTGATTGTTTTCCCTTACCACTTCATAGTTTACTATTTCGCCCTCAATGGATACTGTTTTTATAATACCGTTTTTTACATCAGAGCGCAAAGCCTCGTCTGCCCTTGCACCAAACTTACAACGGGTTACAAGTCCATTAGGTGTAAATTCATATCCGACTGTTATCCCCAGAGTGTTAGCCGCTGAATTTTCCCATGGGTGATTGTCGAATAATGGCAAACCTGAATCAAGGCGTGAACGGTCAATGCTGTTCTCGTCAACCATTAGAACCTGGTTAAAATATTCATCATTTCGGTATGAATATCTTATTTGCCCGTTTTCAGCTGGCACGGCTACACATTCAAAGTCGTAATCTTCACCCTCAACGGCTGGAGAAATCAACGCCCTCAAAATGCTTCTTTCTTCCGTTTTTTTATCTTTTTCCATAGCCTTCGGTTATTTTTTCAATCTCAATATCAATGTTTTTATTATTAGGCTGTAATTCTTTCAACGTTTTTAAGTTTTGCAGCTTCTTTGTGTTCAAATCTTCTACTGATAATTCGTTTGTTTTTAGACTTGAAACGGTTGAATAATCTGCTTTTATTTTTACTCCAACTTTGTCGAGATACAAAGCACCTGTTAAATTAGCGGCGGCAGTTTCAACCATTGACATTAACCCATTTTCCCAAACTGAACGCTCTGCCTCTGATTTGTTGTTGAATGTAGTTTGATCTTTGCGAGGTATTAACTCCGGCGGTATCTGGAAAACGCTTGCAATTTTTATACTATCTTCGAGCGTTTCTTCAAATGGCATTAGCTTTTGAATGTCGGAAAGTGTGTTTATGAACTCAATCGGAACCGAAGAAATACCCCAAAAATTACGGCGTCCGGTTATACCATTACGTTCGTTAATATCTTTTAAAATATCTGCCCTTGTTGTTGGATCAATAGCCTCGTTAATGTTATTAGCGTTTGATTGCTTTTTAACCAGATACCCGGCAGCTCCATTGTTTACATATACGTTGTACCGTGCTGAATATGTTGCCAGTAGGTTGTTAATCGGTCGATATGCTTTAAACAACGGGCTTTTGCTTAAAATGTTACTACCTTCAATTCTTACCGTGTCAACATTATCAATCCTTAACCTGGTTATATCAATTGGTTTTGGACTTGTTACATCGCAATATTTGGCCTCTTTTATCAGGTCGTTCAATGAAAGTATATCGAGTGTAGAAACGTTATTGTATTCTCGAATTGATAGCAAATTAGGCTGCAAAACGTCAAGCCTCGAAATAGAATTAACTGAAGGTTTGCGGTATGAAGATGGAACGTTTACCAATGTAGCGGCATATCCGGCGGATAAATAGCTGAAAACATACTGGTAAATAATATCGCTAAAAGAATAAAGCGGATTAATGTTTTTTATCAGCCTGTTATATTCTGAATTTACAAGCTCTTTATCATTGCTGTCAGCTAAATAATACCTCAACTTACTGGCACGATCTGCATAAAAGTCAATAGGGAAATATAATTCAGTAACAGTATTAGCAAGTAAAAAAGCGTTTTCGTTACTTAGCCTGTCTGGTATCTCAATGCTTCCAACCTTATTAGAATCATATTCTTCCGGTCGCCACTCTATGCCGTTTTTTCTGCCTAAAGATTGGATTATCTGACCCCAAATGCTCATGATATAATTTTTCAACGCAAAGTTATATGAAATATATCAAATTGATACAGTAGTATCAAAATAATTATTTTGTATCATTTTGATACATTACCCGTATAGTTGTTTGTTGAATTTAATTTTCAGAATATTAGCGGCAGAACTCAATACATCAATGGCATCTTTTTTGTTTTTGTTGTCGCCTTCTTTTGAATAGCTGGTTAGGTCGTCAATGAATAATCTATATTCTTGATCGCCGTTATATTTTACCGAATCAAAAATAAAATACTTTTGAATAAACTCATAATTTGATAATATGCGAACTTCTTTATTTGTTGAAGAAGGGAACGCTCTAATTTGCGCCCCTGATGTTATTTGTTTTTTAAGCAAAAGCACGGCGGCAAGTCCTACCCCGTTGCTTTCAATGTAGATGTTTTCCGTTCTGTTGTCTGCCATCTTTTGAATTATCCGCTCTGTGTTGGCCGCTATCCCGATAGTTGAGTGTATCACATCACGAACATAGCAGGCAAATTCTGAATCTTTGATTATAACATCAATGAACGGGATGGAATATTTATCACCGCCAGTGTCAGCCGGATCACCAACGGCAAACGAAAATGAAACATCTTTTTTGTCAATTATCGAAGTATCTATAAATTTAATTGTGTGTTTTGGAATTAACAGCCCTTCAACGTCGAGCGGGTTTTGCATATATTCAGCTTCAAATGTTGACTTGCTTGTACGTTCTTTTATCAACAAATATTCGTCCGTTGTCTTTACGTCTTCGCAAAACGATTTTCCGTTAATTAGTGCCGGAATTGATATTTGACTGTTTATAAAACCGCTTTCGACGGCATCGCCTATAATGTCATCCTTCGCCCATCGTGTACCTATATATATTTCAGGGCAGTATTTTTCTTTCCGGCTATCATGTGCCGATTCTTTCCACAGCTTAATAAATTTGTTTGTGGTTGTACTTAGTGCATCCTGCATAGACTTATACAGGTCATCAGTTATAGCCAGGTTTGCACCGAAACCAATAATAGTCCCTCCAACACCGGCCCCGAAATATCCCACCTGTTTAGATGTTTCAAGGCTCCACCCGTCAAGGTTCTGCCTATCAGATTGCAATTTTATTTCCGGGAATACATCTTTAAATTTTTGGCTTTTTATTATATCCCTGGTATCGTATGAAAACTTTTGGTAAAGCGTTGCCGTGCATGAATTACGCATAACTGATAACTCAGGAAATTGTGCCAGCCAATAAGCAGCAAATAAAGAAGTGATATATGATTTGCCAGAACGTGGAGGTAAGGAAACGGATACAGTAAGTGCGTTGCCTTTTTTATATTCGTCAACAACTGCCTGAAATAAAATAGCTATATCCTTAAAAAACTTCCTTTTCTGGAAAAACTCAAAGTCGTAATAATTGCAAAATCCCCAAAAGTCAATCCTTGCATATAA